AACAAACTGTTACAGGTTCTGATGGTTCAGTATCTACACAAGTTAGAGATATAAATGACCATCATCCTAATAGAACAATGAATGGGGGTACGTTTACAAATTATACAAATATTTATACTCAAGGCTCAAATACACAAACAGATTTTACAATAAGAGCAGAGTTGTATAATGAAACTGCAGGAACAGCTTATGATAATTCTCATCGTGGGCCAGATGTAGATAATGTTACATTAAATATAAATTACAGATATATACCGCCTATCAATGAAGATACACAAGAAGAATTAGATGATATTGATGAGGATATAATAGATGTTATAGACGATATACCAGAAGATTTTGATTGGAATACAGATGATTTATACTTTGAAGATGAGTATATAATTATAGATGAAGAGTTTACATTTGATGATGCTTTTACTTTTGAAGAAATTTATATAGATGAATTACCTCCAATAGAAGAATTTGATATGGAGGTTTTTGAAGAAATGCCAGAAATAGAAATGGTATTTTTTGAAGAAGAGTTTTCTGAACCCATGATGGTAACAGAAGAAATATTCACAGAAGAATTTGAGGAGGACTTTACTGAATTTCTAGAAGAAACAGGCATGGAAGAAGAGTTCATGGAGTTTCTTGAAGAAGAAGGTATAACTGCAGAAGAATTTTTTGAAGAGATAACTGAGGAGGAGTTCAATGATGAACTTACTGAGGAATCTTTTGAAGAGTTTGAGGAGCCATTGGAAGAAGTCTCAACAGAGGAAGAAAGCGTTCAAGAGGCTGTTGAAGATGAGAACGAAACAATGGAAGAAAAGGAAGTAGTACAAGATGAAGCAACAGAAGAAGAGAAACCCAATAGCACAGAATCTGAGGAGTCCGAGGTATCAACAGAAGAGAGTGGAGAACAAGAAGATATACAGTCGGAAAAGGTGGACACCAAAGACGGGATTGTTGCGAATGTTAGAGATACCGAGAATAAGTTAAAGAAAAATTTAAAAACTATAGCAAAACAAATAGCAAAAGTAACAAAAGAAACAACTCAAAACTTAACAAAAGAAGATTTATTTTTTAAGAATAATACGTTAGATGCGTATAATAAAACAGAATTTTACAAATCGAAAGATGTGTATGTAGACCAAAATTTAAATTTATTTAATCAAATAGATTTAGCAAGTTACAGTCAAGAGATATATACAACTGTAAGTCTATCTAGTTATGTACAGAACGACCCTGTAGAGGTACACACAAAAAAATTAAACGACATAGCTGATAAGAAAAGAAAATTATTAATTGAATTGGAGGCATTAAAACAATGAAAATAATAGAAAAACTAAGCACATATGCGGCACTAATAGGTGTTATAGGAGCTATAGGTGGTGGGTTTTATACATGGGGTCAGTTCAATTTAAGACTAGACCAGATAGAAAACAAAGAGTTTGTAGTCAATGAGACTGTAGATTTAGCACCTATAAAAGATGAAGTAGCACAATTAAAAGTAGAACTAATTGACAGAATAGATGAAGTAGAAGAACAAATACAACCTGTAGATTTAACAAGTGTATTTGCTGACATCGCTGACGTTAGAGAAAAAATTGCTATGATTCAAATTCCAAATATAGATGGATTAAAAAAAGACATCAAAGAAATAACAAATAATCTTTTAGATATAGAAAAGAACATAGCAATTATTTCTAAAGAAAACGAAGTACAAGATTTAGAGCTAGAAGAATTAAAAGTAAAATCTAATAATCCTTTAGCTAATTGACATCATAATATCACTAAGTTCTTTGGCACGGTTTGGGGTCTGACGATTCCAGGCCGAGTCAAGCATCTCCTTTGAGGCAGTCGAGTAGTCCTTACTCTGTAAAGCCTTTATCATATTACGAAATTTTCCTACACCCGCAAATCCCATTTGAAAAATCATTTCACACAAGACTTCCTTGGCTGTGATTGATATATCATTTATATTATTATTACTACAAAAGTTATTCATACTATTCCAGGCTTGTTCAAAATCTTTATCAAAGATTTCATCAAGTTGTTCTTTAGGATATTCCTTACCTTCTACAAAATCATCTGTATGTGTAACCTTATGGCCATACCCTATGGTGCGAAATCCAAGGGTATCTTTGTATACAGTATTGCGATAACCTTCATGTAGTTTAATTCTTTCTTTTAAATTTTTCATATATTCCTCAATAAATTTTTTATGTCGTGGTCTAACTTATGACTGTTAGATAAACAATGCCTAATAACAGCAGAAACAGTGTGTCTATATTCATGGTCTTCCATGGCCTCAATAACTTTTTCTGGCTTAACCCAATCATAATTAAACAAAATATTACCATCAGTATTTAAACCTACTTCTAATTTAAACAAGAGAGCCTCGTGCTCTCTTTTTTTATTTGGTTTTGGATTTATTTCCTTCATCTTTTACAAAATTAGGATTTATCTTTGGGTCTAGTTTAGGTAATTTCATTAGCACAGCTATTGCTTGTGCCACTTCTTGATAAGGTCTTGTATACAAATACTTTAGTAATGCAGACCTAGTCTCATCAGACATTATATAATTTTCCATTATTTCTCCTTAAATTTTATTTCACCTGCTATGGCACTATAGGCAGACATATCTACATATGTATCTTTACTTACTGCTCCAAGTTTAGTTCTTGCAATCTTTAGTAAAGCCATTAAAATTGCTACATCATGTGCCTGTATGGGTATATCTAGATAGGCCGACCATAGCCTAGCTATATTACTATGGTTTACAACTTTGTCACCATAATCTCTTTGTCTATCTCCGCCAACTAATTTAGTAGCTTCTGCTAATAGTTCTTTAGTATTCATTAATTATAATTTTTATTTAAGAACGGAACAAGGTCAATTATTTCTGCACCTTCGCTGTCATGCCCATTGTTTTCTCTTTCTTTTTTATATCTTAAATCATCTTCAAATCCCTCAAGACCTTTATCAAAAACATCTTGAGGACTATCACAAGCAAGTTTCATCATTCCTCTTGCTATTACAGAACATATATATCCTTCTTCTGTATACATCCAATCTTCTTTTATAACTCCACAGGCAAAGCCTTCTTCTGTAGGAGATACAAATAATTTTATTCCTTTAGTAAAATTAACCATTTTCCCTCACTAGTTTAAAAAATACCTTTGCGTCAACTATGACTAAAGGTTCTACTTTATTCATTTTAATTACAGCTATTGGTTCTAAATTTAATTTAGAATTGTGTTTAGATTGTTCCATTATATCATATATACCTTTAAATGTTTCTTTGTTTTTACATTCTATGGAATATGGTATAAGTTTCCTAGCTTTAGGAGAGAGCTTTATATCAACGCCACTCTCTCCCATTATAGCACAACTTATATCGTCTTGAGATAAATTATTAAATAAAGAAAGAAGTTCATCACGAACCCAGTTCTGCAGTCGTCTGCCTTTGGCTTTTCTACTGCGTATCTTCACTTATCTCTCTAGGATTATTAAGTTCGGTATAGTATACCCATTTAGGACTCTTCCCTTTAGACTGTTGTTGAGGGAGATATTGCAACTTGTCTTTACCCCAACAAGTAAATTTATAAGGACAGAAACTGCAAACTATCCCTAGCACTCTGTTACCTGTGGGAACTTTACGAAAAGTTTCTTCGATGTCGCTGAAGCAACGTCTAAAGGGTTTGTCCTCGTCTAAAGCAGAGATATTATCCTTTGCTTTATTTATAGCTATGTTCTTATATTCCTCATCCTCTGCAGGAGTATCAGTTACCAACCACTCACCCGTACTCTTATTGATAACAATCCACCCACCAAATCTCTTGTTTTCAGATTCAGAATATAAATAACCTTGCGATAAATATCCAAAGGTATCATCATCTACTATAGATTTAAATCCACCCTCGTCTCCAAACTTATGTTCGAAGGCCCAGGGGGAAGCACTTTTAATATCATAAATAGTATCATCAATATCTATGTCATAAGACCCCAATATTTTGCTGTTACCTAGATTGTAAGATACAGGTTTCTGCGTACTTGTAACATTTACATTAGATGCTTTTAATAGAGTAACAGCTAAAGCCTCTATTAAATCTCCAAATGTATTTCTCATTTTGTTATTGTACGGTTGGCTCTCTTGCTCAACACCCTGTTTCTCCATTTGAAGTTGGCACAAAGGCTTTCCTATGTTTGACATTCTTGCTCTAAATTCAGTTTCTCTTTTATCAGTAAACTGTTTTCTAAAAGCATCTTTGCACATCTCTCCAAACTCTTCTATTAAAACGTCATCAACAGCCACAGATTTCTCTGTAGCTGTTTTAAGAAAGGACTGAACCTTTTCTAATATTTGATTATGCACTTTCTTCGAAAGGATTGCCTTCCATATCAGATACCAACTTTGCATCGGTAGCATCAGAAGTATTGTTTTTAGCCTTATTAGATTGTTTCCACAATTCTAAAACATCCTCATTCTCAGCAGTAATGATGTCTTGGAACTTTTGCATTAGCTCCATATCTTCTTTTGAAAACTTAACTTCGTCTTCATTTACTTTGATTTGAGATACATAGAATATGTTACTACCTGCTTTTCTTTTAGTAGTATCTAAAGACAATGTGTGATTAAACATTAGCTTCTTTCTATTCTTAAGACTTTGCATAGCCTCGCCTACAGGTGTAAAGTTACTACCTGTAACTCTCCATAGCACAGGTTTATGGTCTATCTTTACCTTATCTCCTGCACCTGTAACACCATCAATACTAACTGTACCATATACTAAACGATAACATTTAATATTCTTTTGATGTTCTAACTCAGACTTTGATAACTTATCCCTTTCTTTAAAAGGAACTTTACCACATCTAGTTCCACCACTAGTATCAATAGGTTCGTCCTTCCAATTTTTAAATATAACAGAACGAGTAGAAAATTTATTCTGCTCTGCATCATATTCCATAAACTGAAATGAATTTAAGAATGGTCTAAATATTGCAGGTTTACCATACACCATAGACTCTACACCAGAGTCATATACTGCATAAGTTCCTACAGGTATTTGATTACCATCATCATCCTCTGGTTGTCTATTTATAGTTAGCCTAGGTAATGTGTTGGGGGAGGTTTGACCCTCCTCCTGCCCAATCATTTCCATGATTTGACTTGTACTTAATTTTTCAAAGTTTTGTAATTGTGTATCTTCACTCATAGATACCTCCTTTTTTAAAACTGCTTCTAGCATAAATTTACTCCTTTGTCAAGAAAATTATTGTACATAAGTTATTTTTTTTGTTCTTACAGCAACCAAGCCATAAGATTTAGCAAACCACAACAAATAGCTTTGTAATTCTTCAGAATCACTAACATAAATAGTTGTAGGTCTCTTACCATAATCTATCTTAAACTGATAGATTAATTCTTCTATCTTAGAAAAAGCCATAGCTTCTTCATCATTTACCCAAGAGAAATTATCTTCTTCAAATAAATCTCCTATCGTCAGTACGTCAGAGTGCATTTTTATGTTCCTCTCCCTTTATGGAATGATATGCAAATTTAATATCATCCATATTGATACTAAACTTCTCGCCACGAACAATAACCTTACTGTCAATGTTCGCTTTGATATTTTCTTCTAAAGTTAAATCTGGGTCAATAAGTTCTTCAACTCCCATCATAAATATTTTCATTGCACCCATATTACTTCATCCTTTCATCTATTATCTTGCCTATTGCAAATACCATAAATGCAATAGAACAAGTTACAATTAAAATTAATCCAAGTAAAATATTTGTTATCATACTTCCCTCATTTCTAGCCAATTATATCCTACCTTAACATCTGTGTCAAGGGGAACATTGAAGTCTATATCATAGTGTTCTTTCATCATTGGCACTACATTTCTAGCACCCTTTTTAACTATGTCAATAATCATGTCCTCTTCATTTGGGTGGACATCTATCAACACAGAATCATGAATAGTATTAATTAATAGACTCTTCACTTTATTTTGTACCATTAGATTATCTACAGCTATGCAAGTCAATGGTACAATATCTGCAGTAGCAAATCCCTGTACAGGATAATTCTTTACCTGCGTAGAGTTTGAAGATGAACCCCAGGGCATCCTGCGAGCAAATGGAAATGCATACTCCCGACCACTTGGTAGCGACACCACCTTATAGTTTATAGCATCACTTTCTAATTGGTCGTGCCATTTTGCTATGTCTTTGTACTTAACTAAAAATTCTTTGTAGTATTTCTTTTCAGATTCAGTACCAGACATACCTCCATACAAAGGTTTAAATGTGTGGCCTTTAGCTTCTTGCCTAGATACACCTATCACATCTGCTGTGAATTGATGTATGTCCACTTTATTTTGTATGTCAGCCATACCCTGTCTATCTTGAGATAAGAACACAGCAGTTCTAAATTCTAACTGTGCAAAGTCCATCTCTAATATTTTACCACCTTTCCATCTAGATGTTACAACCCTTCTTATAGGAAATGTTTTACCTCTTGGTTGATTCTGGAAGTTAGGGTCTCTACTAGATAGTCTACCTGTAGCTGTAACACATTGCATAAACTTTGGATGTAAACTTCCATCTTTATTACAATGACTTTTTATACCTTCAACAAAAGTATTTAAATAAGTTTCTAAAGCATTGTATCTAGTAATACATTCTATAAACTCATTTAGTTCTGCATCATCTGTATTAGTTAACTTACCAAGAGTTACTCTATCTGTTTTAAATCCACCCTCTGATACATCAGATACAAAAGAAGGATTTAATGTAAACCCTGCTCTAGCTTTTGTTTCTTCATATATTATACCTGTACCAGAACAATGATGACAAGGAGATAAATTTTTATATGGTTCGCCATTTACTTTTATCTTTTGTATTCTACCCTGTCCACTACAATGTATACATTGATGAGACCTAGTTTTGTAAATAGGCTGTGTCATCTGTGCAACCATTCTTGTAAATTGTGTACGAGATAGTTTAGGTTTTTTCTTTTGCTTTTTAGTTTGTGGGTCTATACCTATGTTAAATGCTTCTGCCCATTTCTTTTTATCTACAACTTTTACACCATATATAAGCCATGATAATTGTTCTGGACTTGCAGGATTTATTCTAGTATCGCCCATACGTTCCCAAATTATAGTATCAATCTTTTCTCTCAATTCATCATACTCAATTTTAAATTTAGTTTCTACATCATGTAATGCATCTAAATCTATTTGAATACCATTCATTTCCATTTTAGTTAAGACTTGTAAAAAAGAGTTCATCATCTTTACTGTGGGAACTAGGTTTCTATTTTTAGCTTGTTTAAAATCATCTACTTGAGAATGGTATAGCTCTCTAGTAACAGTTATGTCCTGTCTACCATACTCCTCTACAATCTTAGATGGCATCATTTCAAACGATATACCTTGATTAATAAAGTCCTGTGTCGCATCAGATTTACTACTTAACTTTCTTCTGTTACAACATTCTTTTAATGACAATGCCTTTCGCACACCCCTTTGTAAAACATATTCTCCTATCATAGTATCATATACTTTACCACTATACTTAAACCCAACTTCATACAACCAGGCTAAATCAAATTTTAAATTATGCCCAATTAATAATGTGGTTTTGTCCAATATGTTTTGTACTTTGATGAACGCACCATTGTCCTGTCTTTCATCATGATTAAAAAATAAATACTCATTATTTATTCCTACACTTACTAATTTATTTCTAGAGTTGAAAGGAGATGGGTCTGTCTTTCCATTCTCTCCTGTTACAAAGCTAGTCTCTACATCTACTACAGTTATTGTCATCCGTCATACCTCGATAAAAATGGGTTTATAACACAATCTATACGACCATGCCACCCTGTTATTTTGTTTTTAGAAACACACAAAGTTCGCAAAGTAGATTCAGAGTCAACTGTATTTTGTTGACCTATACCTATAATTAAATCTGCCTCTGCGGCTTTACCTGTTTTAGAGTTCTCCATCATATCAAATGATAGCTCAGTCCTGCCATGTGCCTCGGCAGATGCCTGTGATACAGCTACAACGCAACAATCATTACGTTTAGCTATCTCTCTTGCACCTGTATATATGGCTCTAAGTTTTTCATCTGTCCGTGCAAAACTGCCCGATATAGATACCTTATCTAATTGGTCTACAACAAGTATGTCTGGTTTATGTGTCTTACAATGAGAATCTATCTGGTCTAAATCCCAATCTACTGTATCGAGTATCTTTACATTTGATTTTATTTTATTCCATTCTTCTTTTGCTTTGTCCACATCATTTACTATCTCATCTTTAGTCATGCCTGTCCAACAGCTAATTAGTCTCATTTGAGTCCTAACTGCAGGTTCTTCATTGACTAAAGCATGAACTTTAGCACCTTGTGATGCAAATCCGTTACGATTTGCGACTAATGACACCCAGAAAGCTGTCTTACCTGTCTCTGGTCTAGCAAAGACAATAACTAAATTACCTCTACCAACACCTTTAACTAGTCTGCGTAAATCTGGTATGTCGCCAAACTTATACTGAGTATCAGCATCAATCTCTTTTATCAGAGTATGTATGTCATCAGTAACAGTCTCACTATCCTCTTGCACTTCATTTTGTACAGAATCTATTAAATTTTGTATAGTAGAAAAATTAGAATCTCCACCATTATAAATATTAGTAGCTTCTATAGCTATCTTGTGTGCCAAACTTCGTTTGTATACAGAGTCTAGTATGTCACTTGCAACATCTATGTTTGGTATATTCTCAGACTTTATGTCGTCAATCAAATTTAAAAAATTTGTTTTTGCGGCTCTTGTTAATGCAGGATTGTAAACATCTGTATGTAACAAAGAAACCTCATCAATATCCAAATCTGTATCTGGATATTTATCATGAGCTTTTTTTATGGTGTCATAAAAACTGCCCACTCCATTCGTAAAAACAGTCTTGCCAACTTTGGACTTGTTTTTGGAATAGAACTCTTTCTTCAAGAGAAGATTTATTAATTGCTTTTCCATTTTTCATCCTTTAAAAAAGTTATAAATTTATAGCTTGTTTAGTGAACAATTCACTTATTGGTAGTATCACGCATTTAGAAGCATTTCTATCTCCTACCATGCGTGTATACTTTTGTTTATATTCGCCAACAATCTTTTTAAGTTTGTCGACTTCAAATATTAGCATACAATGATTTACATCGCCTTTTGCCAATATCTGAATCCAGTAATCAGATGTGGTGGCATTTATACCACTAGGCTTTCCATTACACTCATACTCTAGGGCAATGTTACCTGTCTTAAACCACCAATCTCTTTCAGTTTTTATTTCGATTTTTTTATCCTTGAACATAGAAGATACCATATCTTCTCGTATCTGTCCATATTTTAAATCGATGTCAAACTTTTTATTAGCTTTTGTTTTCATCATCATTATCCTTATGTCCATACCATTCTACATTACCCACCCCTTGTTGTACCACACAACCAAGGGGAGCATCTTCACAGACAGGGTAAGATGGGCAACCTATATGCTCGTCTATCATATATCATCCTTCTTTTTGTTAAACTTTACTTCTTTAATAAATGTTACAGGATTGACTCCTGCTTCTTCCCAAGGATTTTCTCCTGGCTTTAGTCCAAGCTGTAAGTATGCTTCGTCTATAATCCATTGTTTTAGATTTTCTTTAGTTATCGTTTCAGTTTCTTTTTTATCAAAGATATTACTTCTATATCCTGTTTCAGAAAATGGCAACTGATATTCATCTGCAACAACAACATACTGTTTGCTTTCGTCTTTATGTTCAATCTCCTTTCTCTTTTTATCATAAGCTTTACCTTCAAGATGTGCAGTCTCATCATGAAGTTTTTTATTTGTAAAGCTACCCCATATAGTATGTGGCATCCAAAATTTTTCTCCTGTTGATTCAACAGTAGCCTCATCTGGATATGATATATCATTAATAATATAGTAAGCAGGTATGCCCATAATTTCTAATTCAGCTTTGTATTTTTTAATCATAAGTCCTTTCTAATCCAATATGCCATATCGTTTTACTAATATACTTCTAACTCTTTCCCACTTATTTCTAATAAAGTATTCTCTCTTAGTGCGTGGGTCTCTCAATGCTCTCTTGTCTAACTTCTTCTTGAGATGCTTGAGTCTTGTTTTTAGTTTCATATATTAGCTTCCTTATGTCATTGGAATTAAAGTATTTTAAGTCGTCTTCAAGAACCATTACTTGAACACTGTCTACAGTATAGCACAATTTGTTCGCTATGTCAAACGACTTGGTCGTTGCGTCTCTATCCAATGCAACAAAAACTTTATTATATTTTTTTAGATGTGGTATGTAATCATCTTTCAAAGATGTGCCTAACAATGCAATACCTGTAATTACATCTGACACAGCACAAGCACTTGCACAGTCTTCAACAAGTATAGCATCTTTGTGATTGCCACACACAAAAGGTTTTGTATTCTTTCCATAGATAAACCATTTAGGATAGTTATCAGATGTTATAGCTCTGCCAATACCATTGACCACTTCATTTGATTCTCTAATTAAAAATACAACTCTATCTTTTTTTGGGTCATACATAATTTTTGCAAAACCTTTTTGCATTGCATCAAAACAATTATTATTTTTTAAATAGTTTAATGCCCTGGCGTTTGAATGAACCGATGTGAAATAATGTGGTGCACTCCATTTCATTTGATTTGGTAGTGACCGTTCCAACGACAAAAAATTTTTTAGTTCTTCTGGAGACATATCTCTCTTGATAGAACCTTTGATATTACAAGAAGCATGGAAACAATTCCACATTATTTTACCCTCAATATTTCTTAATGTAAAAGTATTCTTATGAAAACAAAAAGGGCAGTCAATCCGAATATCTGTATCGGACTGAACTGCCATTCCATTTATTATTTTTACTTGATAATTATAATCCATATCCCTCTTTCTATTACTAAACCCCACCCTACGTTTAGTAATGCTGTTGACTCCCATTCGATAGAACACTTCCTTTACTACCAGAAACAATCTATTGTGCACAGGTCAACCCCGAACCGAGCTGTATAGCACGGATTTAAAATTTTGTCAAGACCAAAAAAAACCCCCCACTAAAATAGTGGAGGGTTAAGGAGATAATATTTTATAGCTGTATAGCTTCTGGCTTTGGAACAATAAAGGCAATACCTTTTTTTGCCGCCTCTCGCCTTGCCATACCTTCTTGTATGACACTTCTATCAGCAGTAGACAATGCTAAAGCAGTTGATGTTCCTTGAAGTTTATGACGAACTTCTTCTGCTTCTGGCCACTCTTTGGCTACATCTTCAAGAGTCTTTGCGTGTTTTATAAGTTGTCTATACACTTGAAACTCTGATTTCATTTGAGCCAATGCTTTGTGCCAAACTAATCTGACAGCACCAAGTTTATACTTATATT